GTTCTGCATGGATACCTCGATTAAGAGATACCTAAAGATGCTATAAGAGCATCACTCTGAAATCTTGGTGGGATAACGACATAAACACTCGTTAACTTCCAACTAACCTCTAATTAGGTGAGGACGTTAATTCGTCCTAACTGAAGTTAGAAATCATGGTTACTGGAGGTGTCACAAGAGAGACTCCCAAAGGTTATACTTCGGAGAGCATAGATTCATTTATGTTTAGTTTAGTGCAGCATGGCTCTGCCATGTTTTATTCTGTATATTTCCAGACATGGAGATTTACTGCAATAAGTAAGCACAAACTATTACTACGCTTCCTATCTTTGATTTTAGGAGGATCACTTGATCCTTTTAAGACATTATAGGTTGCCACAGGGTGGCCTTTAAGAGGTCCCTCCAGTGAACAATGAAAAACTAGTTCAACCGAAGAAACGATATGAAAATATCGCTATGTAACCTGACTTCCATTATTTAACTTTCGATCAGAAGCGCTAGCGGTCTGATGGGGGATAGAATTTTCTACCTTTAATAGCTCTCGAGATATCTACTAAGACTTTTGCAGTCTCAGTAGTTCTTGATGATCTAGAAGGCGGAGTAATTCTAACTCACGCAGACATCGCTAGCACCTGGGTAATGTAATCATCATACGGAAAAGAAGCCATTGGGTCCTGTTGAAACAACTGGACATCAGCGGAATATCTTCCTATGAATGATCGCAATTCCCATCCTTTTCTACCATTAATGATATTGGATGTGAGAAACACCCCCACAGACTGTATATATGCAATCTGCGCTGGTGTCATCACAGATGGAGCATTTGATGTGAATTGGCTTTTAGCCAAATCAAAAATCAATCTGTTCCAGTCGTTCCCCAACCGAGTAATGTGTTGAGATAAATCATCAATTAATTGATTTTTTAAATCGAACAACATTGCTTCGGCGGGAAACACCCGTTTCATTCGTTGTAAAAACGGATAAAATCGTTGATCTAACGGTCAACCGCTCGTTATTGATTTCGAACAAGAAATCAATAATCTACTTAGAGCTGACATAGGTACATTAAATTTCGCCTTTTCAAATCGAAAAGGTCTAATTGATGGATCTACTAAAGCTTCCACTAACCATCGGTGCGGCACTAACTTGTTTGTTAGAGCCCCAAGAATGGCGAGCATCGGTAAGCCTAAACTAATTCTTAGTTTAGGAGTACCAAATTTTGAAATGGCAGCATGTAGAACCCCTGCTTTATTAAACAGCCCTCTAGCAGACCATGATAGGTAATTACCTGTCATATCCGCTAAAGAAGTTGCTAATAAAGTTCTAAAAGAGATAGGAGACATATCTATGTCCCCCCAACACGTTCTCTTGGCAAACTCAAAAATGGGTTTGTCCGGAGACGTAATACTTTTTGTCAGGTTTATTTCTACACCCAATATTCGGCAGACCTGTAAATATCTGTCCGCTAATTTAGCGTCAAATATTACCAGATCATCGCCCAATATTTCGTATCTAACTTCTCATCCTTGTAAGGACAGAGAGGCCGAAGCGAACTGAAGTATTCAGTGGTGGGTTAATGCTAACATCGCTCAGGAAGAATAGGCACCCATAGGTTGTCCTACGGAGTATCTAAGTCGAGGGCTTACATTAGAAGATAAGTATTTTTGGGCATTTTTGCTATTCATAGAGAATTCTCTATCAGTTAGCAGATCCAATCAAGAAGAGGC